ATATCCCGAACCCAGAGATATGCGGTGCAGTCCCAACCGGCAGCAGAGAGGGCTTCTTTCTGGCGGCGGGTCAGCTTTTTACCTCTTATTTTCAAAAAATCACCTCCTCGGTCTTGCTGACAGCGATGTTCAGCGTGATGGTTTCCCGGCAGCGGCAGCCGAAGTTGCCCTCCGAGCCGAACATCTTGGTTTTCTCGAACTCCTTTGCGCTATACACGCTGGCGCAGTTGAGAACATTGGGAATGCGATCAGGGTGGACTGCCCGGAACGCCTGACACGCCATGTGGTAGTTGGGTGCCCAGACCACCGTCCATCCTCCGCAGTACGGCTGAACATCATCGCTGCCGTAGGTGAAGTAGAATTTTTCCAGATCCATCACTCGGCCTTGCTTTCGTTCTTGATGCAGATACCGAGCGCAGAGAACAAGAGCATCAGGCCAACTTCATCTCCGTCATCCAGGCTCATAAAGTCGAGCTCCCCGGCCACAAAGCCCTCGCGGAGAATCACAGCGGCGCCCACAATGGGATGACCATGTTCCGGCGTACCGTAGAGAATGCTGGCAATGCTGTTGATGGCGTAGCCTTTCAGCAGTCCCTCATCATCAATCACCATGCACAGTCCTTCCGGCAGATACTTGGGATGAACCACCTCGATGCAACCGCCGACCTCTTTCTGGAGGTTGTCCAGCAGCGGTTTGCCGAAGTCCTTGAACTGCATCTGATTCTCGGTGTTGATTACCAAACCTTTCATAAAATCACTCCTTTTCCGGGAAGCACTCGTTGACTTCCCATGCGTCTGCGGCCTCTATGCAGCGGTCGCAGCCTACGATTGTTCCATCCTCAGCGCGATAGATGGTATCGCACCGCTGGTGGCAGATGGGGCACACAGGAGGGTCAGGGTAGCCAGCCTCCGCATCAGTCCTCGGATACAGCATCCAGCACCTCCCGGAGTGTCCGGCCAATCCAGCGGCCTACGTCGTCCAGTGCGCCGTTGCCGTCCAGCCAGACGAACACGGCTGCAACGGCAGCAGTCAAAACGAACTGCGCCGCCGGGAGCCGGGCTGCTGCCTGCTCTGCGGTGATGCCATACACGGTCATCAGGATCTTCGTCATTCTGCACACTTCCTTTCAGACGCCTTTTTGGTGGCTCGGTAGGCTTCCAGCTCAGCCATGAGTTCGGGGCTCTGCTGGAAACGCTTGTGGAATCCGAGAAATACGCAACCGATTCGCTCTGCGACCTCTGGCGGTATTTCGTCCACATTGATGTGAATGTTGGCGTTCATGTAAACCTCCATTGTTCAGTTTAACTGAACTTACAGGGCAAAAAAATAGTCTGGAATGTCCGACACTTCAATTTTCAGTGCCTGACACGCAGCCTCGATTTCGTCCTGTTTCCAGTCAACCTTACCGTTGAGTTTGAGGGAAGTGGTACGATCCGACCACCCCATACTCTTGCCAAATGCCCCTCTGGTTCCGAAAATCTCAACGATTCGGCCCAGCAGTTTGTTATATCTCCTCTGCATCAATATCACCTCTTTTCCGTTCGGTTCAGTTTAACTGAACTGTTCACACTTTACCACAATGATTCGCCCTTGTCAATATAAAAATTCATTTTTCTTGAACTTTTTGGCCGTAACTCTTGAACTTTTATTTATGCCATGTTATGATGTAACCATACCGGAGGTGAACCTAATGAAGTCATCAACGACCGCAGAACGGCTGCAAGAGGCTATGAATATCAGAGGTTTAAAACAGGTCGATGTTTTGAGGCTTGCTGAACCGTACTGCCGCGCTTACGGTGTCAATCTTGGAAAGACAGCGTTAACTCAATACGTTTCTGGAAAAATTATTCCGCGACAGGACAAGTTAACCATCTTGGGCTTGGCTCTCGACGTTTCGGAAGTTTGGCTGATGGGATACGATGTTCCAATGGAAAGAAAAACTGCGCCCATCCCCGCGGAAGAGGATGAGCGCAGCAAAGAGTTTGTCAAACTATTTAATCAACTTGGTGACGATCAGAAAAAGGCAGTCTTGTACGTTATGAAAGGCTTTTTGAAAAATCAATGACACGTTCTTGATCTTCTGCCGACAGATGCAAGAACAGTTCAAGTGCCAGCATAGCACGAAGCCGCTCTTGAGCATCATCGGAATCAATGGAAATATCCATAATCTTCCGCTCCTTTCTTGAAGATTACTGTCGGCAGGTTAGTTGAATTATAACAGAATGCACGGCTATTTTCAGCTGTTTGTGAAAAAATGCCGAAACGAGGGGGAACAACTATGATTTTGACTACAACTGATAGCATCCAAGGGAAAAATGTGTCTCAATATCTGGGCATTGTTGCATCCGTTATTTTGACCGTCCTGCCGGGCGGAAACAAGATGATGGGTAATGCCATCGACAATTTCACGAAACAGGCGCAGGATGATTTGGAGAAAAAGGCGGCCAAGTTGGGCGCAGATGCCGTTATCGGATTGAAATTTGCCACGCAGGGCAACAATTTCATGCTGCTTGGAACCGCTGTGAAGTTAAGCTGATGGGTGTTTCTATATGAATCTGAAAGAAATCGCATCGCGCTTGCAGGAATTTAAGAGTGCTTGTGTGACTGGGAATCCAGTCATGCTGAGAAATAGAACGGATTTTCTTGATATTTTTTCGGCGTACGGCCTAACTGCGGACGCGAGCGTGTCAAAAAAGACAGGTCTTTTGATTGTGTGTAGTGACCCGGCGCAAAAGAAAATTGACAGAGCCGATGCCTTGAATATTCCAATCATTTCAGAGCAGCAATGGTATGAACTCATGCCAGAACTTGAAGCCGTTGGAATGTGGAACGGAAAGCAAATTCTGTTTGCGGACAATGATGGCATCTACCGTGTTGAAGTGGGCGGTGAAAGCTGATGGCCAGAAAAAAGAATATTGCTGCCGGCCTCGATGCCGTCATCTATGCCCGGTACTCATCGCATAACCAGCGAGAGGTTAGCATCGAGCAGCAGATCGCAGAGTGTACGAAGCACGCGGCTGCGCTTGGACTGCGCATTGTTGGTACATACGAGGACAGGGCAATCAGCGGCAAGACGGATAACCGGCCTCGTTTCCAGCAGATGATGCGGGATGCTGAAAAAGGGAAGTTTCAGGCCGTCGTGGCATGGAAGTCCAACCGCATCGGGCGCAATATGCTGCAAGCCATGGTCAACGAGGCGAAGCTGGACGATTACGGCGTAAAGGTGTTTTACGCCGAGGAAGATTTTGACGATACTGCCGCCGGGCGTTTTGCACTGCGGAACATGATGAATGTCAACCAGTTTTACAGCGAGAACATGGCAGAGGACATCACCCGCGGTCTGTACGACAACGCCAACAAGTGCATGGCGAACGGCCGACAGCCGTTGGGGTACAAGCGCGGTGCAGACGGGAAGGTCATGCTGGACGAGCCTGCAGCGGCTGTTGTTCGGGAAATCTTCACCCGTGTTGCCGCTGGGGATCTGTTCGTAGATATTGCGCGAGACCTCAACGCAAAGGGCATCAAGACCAGCAAAGGAGCTGCGTGGAATAAGGGCAGCTTCCAGAGCATCTGCCAGAACGAGCGTTACAAGGGTATCTATATTTACGGCAACGTCCGCATTGTGGATGGGATTCCCCGCATTGTGAGCGATGAATTGTGGTACAAGGTACAGGAGGCCATGAGGATGAAAAAGAATCCGGTTGGAACCCGGCACCGCGTTGGTGCAGAAGATTACCTGCTGACCGGGAAGCTGCGCTGCGGGCACTGCGGCAGCTACATGACCGGGATATCCGGCACCAGCAGGAACGGAGAGCTGCACTACTATTACACCTGCCAGAAGCGGCGCACCGAACACGCCTGCAACAAGAAGAATGTCCGCCGGGATGTTATCGAGCCCGCCATCGCACAGGCCATCAAGATGTACTGCCTGACCGATGACGTTATCGAGTGGATGGCAGATCAGACGGTCCAGTATTGGGAAAAGCACGACAATGACCTCCAGATCGAGGCGTTGGAGCAGCAGCTGGCCGAAAACAAAAAGGCCACCTCGAACATGCTGAAAGCCATCGAGATGGGAATTATCACAGAGGCCACCCGCAGCCGGATGGTTGAATTGGAGACCGAGAACTCAAAGCTGACCGCCCAGTTGAGTGCAGCCAGGAGGGATGTGGTCAAAATCAATCGGGAAGATTTGATTGACGAACTCCACATTCTTCGCAGCAAGGATATACACGACAGGGAGGTTCAGGCAGAACTTTTCAAAGACTTCCTTGTCGCAGCCTACATCTACGATGATAACCGTCTGAAGCTGGTCTTTTCCTTTATGGGCAAGGACAACAGCGTTGAAATTCCTCTGGAGACTGGGGAAGACCCGCCGGATGGCGAGGATTCGCCAGATGCCAAAATGTTCGTTTTGACTCCTGATTGCTCCACCAGAAACAAAAAGCACTACACAGAAATGTGTGGTGCTTTTTTTGACGCCAAACGAGTGAGGGTTTAGCTCAGCTGAGAGAGCGCCGTGCATGGACTGCAAGAGGGTCACCGTGATTTGAATCGGCCCGGTAATCTCCACCAGAAACGAAAAGCACTACACAGAAATGTGTGGTGCTTTTTTATTTTATCTTCCGTTCACCTTAACGTCCCCTTTCATGAAAAAAGCGTTTGTCGCAGCCCGCAGGCCGTGACAAACGCTTTTTATTTTACTGTGCGCCCAAGCGCATTTTGAAGTCCTGATAGCCGAAGTGCACCAGTTCCCTGCAATTGCCGTCTGCGCCCAGCAGCCAGATAGGCGGCAGGGGCATCCCGTTGAAGGTGTTGTTCTTGCAGGTGGTGTAGATGGCCATATCGCCGAAGATGAGCTTATCGCCCTCGGCAAGGGGGGCGTCAAAGCTGTAATCCCCGATGATATCCCCCGCAAGGCAGGTGGGGCCGCCCAAGCGGACAGTGTGCGCTTTCTCCCCCGCCTCACCGGCATCCAGCAGCGGCGGGCGGTAGGGCATCTCGATGACATCCGGGGTGTGACAGGCTGCGGACATATCCAGAATGGCAAGGCTGGTATTTCCGTTGCGCAGGGTGTCCAGCACGGTGGTAACCAGATAGCCTGCATTCAGCGCCCAAGCCTCGCCGGGCTCCAGATACACCTGTACGCCGTACTTCTGCCGCACCGAGAGGATGCAGTTTTCCAGCGTAGCAAGGGCATAGCCCGGGCGGGTGATATGGTGCCCCCCGCCGAAGTTGAGCCATTTCATTCTGGGCAGCAGGTCTGCAAACTTTTTCTCCACTGCGGCCAGCGTTACCGCCAGCGCGTCCGCGTCCTGCTCGCAGAGGGTATGGAAGTGCAGACCGTCCAGTAGGGCGGGCAGCTCCGGGTGCGCCGCCACGGCGGCGTCCCACTGAGCACGGGTGGTGCCCAGACGGCTGCCGGGTGCGCAGGGGTCGTAAATTTCGTGTCCCTCCTGCGTGGAGCACTCCGGGTTGATGCGCAGACCGATGCTTTTGCCCGCTGCCTTTGCCGCCGGGCCGAACTTTGCCAGCTGGCTGGGTGAGTTGAACACGATGTGGTCGGCGTATTGCAGCAATTCCTCAAACTCATCTGTCCGGTAGGCGGCGCAGAACACATGGTTCTCCTTCTCCGGCAGCTCTTCCCTGCCCAAGCGGCTCTCGTACAGGCCGCTGGCCTCGGTACCTGCCAGATAGGGTGCCAGCACCGGGTAGACGTTAAAGTTGGAAAAAGCCTTCTGCGCCAGCAGGATGCGGCAGCCGGTGCGCTGCTGCACGCCCAGCAGGATCTCGCCGTTGCGGCGCAGCTGGGCTTCGTCCAGCAGATAGCAGGGGGTGGGCAGGCGGTGCAGCTGCTCCTCGGACAGGTTTGCCAGCCCCACAAAGGGCGGGCGGCTGTCGCGCACCCGCATCAGTCCACCAGAGCCGGGTTATGGCTCTCGGAGCGGGGCAGGCCGTACTTATCCAGTGCATCCAGATACGGATCGGGATCAAACTCTTCTACGGTGTGCACGCCCTTGGTGGTCCACTTGCCGGTGAGCAGCATCAGGGCACCACACATAGCCGGCACGCCGGTGGTGTAACTGATGGCCTGACTGCCCACTTCTTTGTAGCACTCCTGATGGTCACAGACGTTGTAGATGTAGTAGGTCTTATCCTTACCGTCCTTTTTGCCGGTAAAGATGCAACCGATGTTGGTCTTGCCCTTAGTGCGGGGGCCAAGGCTGGCGGGGTCCGGCAGCAGAGCCTTGAGGAACTGGATGGGCACGATCTCCTGTCCGTTGAA